GATCACTGCGATAAGTGGAGAGACTGGAGAGACTCTAACTATGAGACCAAGTGGGATGAATATGAGAGGATTTATTATGGTGTTTGGAGCGCAGAAGATCGTACAAGGGACAGTGAGCGTAGTAAAATTATTAGTCCTGCCTCCCGTCAAGCTGTTGATAACAGGGTTGCGGAAACTATGGAAGGTTTTGCTGGAACAGGCAAACTGTTTGAAATAAGTGATGATGGTTTAGATGAAGATGCCTCAGATATTGAGAAAATGCAGCTTCTTTTGCTTGAAGACACGCACAATAACGCTTATCTGAACAATGTATCATCAATTGTCAAGTTAGCAGAGATATTTGGTACTGGTATTGGGGAAGTTTTAGTCAAAACTGAGATGGAACGTGTCCCTACTACCAAAGAAGTGCCAGATCAAGGCATAGCAGAGGTTGGTGTCACCGAAAGAGAGAAGATATCCATAAAAATTAAGCCGGTAAACCCTAGAAATCTCTTAATTGACCCAAATGCTGACTCAATTGAGGAATCTTTAGGTGTAGGCGTAGAAGAGTACCTCAGTTATCATCAAGTTATCAGAGGAATGGCTTCTGGTGTTTATCGAAAGGTAGATGTCAAGCCTTCTTATGATGACGATGATTTAGATGACTCACAGCTTGAAGATACTCAATACCGTGATGATAAAGTTAAAGTTATCCGATATTATGGGCTAGTACCTAGAGATTTACTAGAAGAATCAGGAGAAGTAGAGCAAAGAGCAGAAGAACTGTTCCCTGATGACGATGAAGCATCAGAAATGGCTGATTTGGTTGAAGCTATAGTAGTTATCGCCAATGATTCTCAGCTTTTGAAGGCAGAACGCTCACCGTACATGATGGAAGATAGACCTGTTATTGCCTATCGACCAGAGGTACGTCCAGGACGCTTCTACGGGGTTGGAACAGTAGAGAAGGCATATAATATGCAAAAGGCTATTGATGCCCAACTGCGTAGCCATATGGACTCCCTGGCACTAACAACAGCCCCAATGATGGGTATTGATGCTACAAGATTGCCGAGAGGCATGAAGTTTGAGGTTAGACCTGGTAAAAACATCCTAACTAATGGTAACCCTTCAGAAATATTAGTACCGTTTAAATTTGGAAGTACCGATGCCTCAAACTATGATACAGCTAAAGGGTTTGAGGCAATGCTGCTGCAAGCAACAGGCACACTAGACTCGGCAGAGTTGGTCAAGAGCGCAGCAGGTGGAGGAGGACAAAACAACGGTATGGGTATGTCGTTAGCTATGTCTGCTATTGTCAAGAAGAATAAAGTGGCAATGGCATCGTTTCAGGATGACTTCATCATTCCAATGGTTAAGAAGGTTGCGTATCGCTATATGCAGTTTGACCCAGAGCGTTACCCAATGAAAGACTTTAAGTTTACCACAATGTCCTCTATTGGGTCTATTGCTAGAGAGCATGAACAACAACAGCTAATAGGGTTGCTTCAGACGCTTGGTCCTAACTCACCCATTGTTCCTATCATCTTAAAGAGCATTGTATCTACCTCTGGTTTGTTGAACAGAGAAGAGCTGGTATCACAACTAGATCAGATGTCTCAGCCTAACCCACAAGCTCAAGAGATGCAGATGCAACAACAACAGGCTCAGATGCAATACCTCGCTGCTCAGACTGCTGAGCTACAAGCTAGAGCTGCTGAGTCTATGGCTGATGCTCAAGAGGCACAAGCCAGAGCGCAGAAACTTATGGTTGAGGCTTCTCTTATGGAAGATAAGGTTAAAACGGACATGATCCGTAACCTATCAGCTAACATTAAAGATGAGGATACTAACGAGTTTACTAAGAGAGCTAAGATTGCGGATATCTTGATTAAAGAAAAAGATATTGAATCTAAGGAAAGAATAGTTGAGAGACAGATGCAAGAAAAAAGAACCAGACAGTAAATAATGCTTGACTTTGTTGTTCATTTGTGGTATAATGCCGTAACATTATGTAAATGAGAATCATTCTCATTCTAATACTCATTATCATTTAGGAGAACTCCATTTGGATAAAGAACTCCAGGCGTACTACGAAGCAAGATTTGAAATGATGTCGACACAAGGCTACACAGATTTGTTGACAGATGTAGAAACAATGATTGAAGAAAGAGATAACTTGATGGCTACTAAAACCGTTGAGGAAATGCACTTTCGTAAAGGACAGTTAGATGTTTTACATTGGATTAGAACTCTCAAGAAACTTTCTGAGGAAGCCTGGGAGCAACTAAACAATGAGTAAAAGAATGTTTGAATTCAGGTGTGAACAAAACCACATCGCAGAGAATTACATTGATGAAGAGGTAACCACGATCTCGTGTCCTACTTGTCAGTGTGCAGCACCTCGTATTATCTCAGCACCACGTATTGCTTTAGAGGGGGTCACTGGTGACTTTCCAACAGCAGCAGACGCATGGGCTAGGAAGCACGAGCAAGCAACAAGAATCGCTGAAAAACGTAGAGACTGAGCGTCAGTGATATTTTTTATTTCCTATAATCACAATGTGACAGGAGTTTTTATACATGGCTAATTTTGAAGATCCGATTGAAGAAAATCTTGACTTTACACCTGATGAAGTAGGTGATGATGATCCTACTGAACAGGTGCAGGTAGAAGCACAACAGGAACCAGCACCAGAGGATAACCCTGAAGATGATTTACCTGAAAAGTATCGTGGTAAGTCTACAGCACAAATTGCTAAGATGCACCAAGAGCTAGAAAAGCTCAACGGTAGGCAAGCTCAAGAAGTTGGCGAACATCGAAAGTTCGTTGATGAAATGCTCAAGCGGGAACTCTTAAAAAATACAGCAAATAAACAGTCATCAGAAGAGATTGAAGACCCAAACGAGAAATTCTTTAAAAAACCAACAGAAGCTATGGATGAGTATTTATCCAATCATCCGTCCATTAAACAGGCACAAGAAAATGCCTTGATAATGAAAGCTCAATCTGCTCAACAGAATCTGCAACAACAGTTTCCTGATTATGTAGAAGTGATAAAAAACCCACAGTTTAAAGAGTGGGTAGATGCTTCTCCTATTAGACAAAGACTGTACGATGATGCAGACGATAGGTATGACGTAGCTGCTGCAACTGAATTAATCAGCACCTGGAAAGCTATTTCAGGTGTTAGGCAACCAGAACAGCAGCCAATCACTACTGAAGTAAAAGAGAATAGAAGTAAATCTCTTAAAGCTGCCTCTGTTGATACAGGAACTTCTTCTATTAGTTCACAAAAGAAATACTCTCGAAAGGCTATTCAAGAACTTCTAAAAAACAACCCTGATAAATATTATGCACATTCAGAGGAAATCCTTCAGGCTTACGCAGAGGGACGAGTCTACAATTAACTTAAAGGAAATAAGAAATGGCACTAGGTACTAATAATGTAACAACCACTACCGCAGCGAAGTTTATCCCTGAGATTTGGAGTGATGAGATTGTTGCCGCATACAAGGCTAATCTTGTTGCAGCAAACTTGTTCTCCAAGATGTCTTTCAAAGGCAAAAAGGGTGATGTACTTCACATTCCTAAACCAACTCGTGGAGCAGCCTCTGCTAAATCAGCATCAACTCAGGTCACACTGATTGCTGCTACAGAGAGTGAAATCCTCGTTAACATTAACAAGCATTATGAATACTCACGTTTCATTGAAGACATCGTAGAGACACAAGCACTAAGCTCTTTGCGTAAGTTCTACACTGATGACGCTGGTTATGCTATTGCTAAACAGGTTGATACTGACCTTGTACGGCTTGGTCGTTTGGTTAACGGTGCTACACTTGGCACTGATGACTACGCTACTTCTAACACAGCTACTAAAGCATGGATCGGTTCTACGGGTGCAACTGCTTATAACTCTACGTCTTCAAACGCTGCTGCGCTTGCTGATGCAGGGATAAGACGTTCAATCCAAAGGCTCGATGACGCTGATGTACCTATGTCAGATCGTGTTTTACTTGTTCCACCTACAACCAGAAATACTTTAATGAGCATTGCTCGATTTACTGAGCAAGCGTTCACTGGTGATGTGGGTTCAAGCAACACAATCCGTAATGGTTCTGTTGGTGATGTATATGGTGTTAAAGTATTTGTATCTACCAATGCTGACTTTGGTGCAGGTAGTTCAGGTGCTGACCGTATTTGCTTGATGGCTCATAAAGATGCTTTCTGTCTTGCTGAGCAAATGGGCGTACGTTCACAGACCCAGTACAAGCAAGAGTGGCTTGCAACATTGTTCACGACAGATATGCTTTACGGTGTAGCTGAGTTGCGTGACGATGCTGCTGTAGCTTTGGCTGTACCTGCTTAACCAGTAAGTTGTAATACCTCCCCAGGCTCATAAGGTCTGGGGAGTTTTCATAAGTCGTTCATCCATCAGGACGGAAGTAGGGAGACCGAAGGAACGCACCTATACCTTTAGCGAGGAGGGTGATATGCTTTGGACAAATTACTGCCGCAAGAACGAGATTAAAAGGCACGAAAGAGATAAGTTAATTAAAATACTCTGGAGAAACATGATGTGGACTAAACCTGAATATACAGAAATGAGATTTGGATTTGAAGTAACTATGTACATCGCAAATAGATAGGGACAGTTAAATGGCTATATATAGAGGCCCAGGTGGATCAGGAGACGCTACAACAGACGCTGCTAATCAGGCATCCGTAGCTTCTAACAAGGCTGCTGAGGCCGCTATATCAGCTACCGCTGCCGCTGGTTCAGCCAGTTCTGCTGCAACATCTGCATCTACTGCAACAACACGAGCATCTGAGGCTTCTACTTCTGCCACTAATGCTTCTAACTCTGAAACTGCTGCCGCAAGCTCTGCAACAGACGCTGCTGCTTCTTTTGATTCTTTTGACGACAGGTACTTAGGTGCTAAATCATCTGACCCTACCCTTGACAATGACGGTGATGCTTTAAGTGCTGGTGCATTGTACTTCAATACTGTTTCTAATCTTGTATTATCCTACACAGGTTCAATATGGCAAGCCATAAGTACAGGTGTTGGGTTACAAGTAATTAATAACTTATCTGATGTAAACAGCGCAGCCACTTCAAGAACTAACTTAGGTGTGGCTATTGGTACTGACGTACAAGCATTCTCATCTGTTCTTGCAGCTACGACTGCATCCTACACTACTGCTGAAGAATCTAAGTTAGCAGGTATCGAGACTGCTGCAACAGCAGATCAGACAGCAGGAGAGATCAAAACTGCTTACGAAAGCAACTTAGACACTAACGCATTCACGGATGCTAATAGCACTAAGCTATCAGGTATAGAAACTTCAGCTACTGCAGATCAGACAGCAGGTGAGATTAAAACTGCTTACGAGAGCAACTTAGACACCAACGCCTTTACAGATGCTAATAGCACTAAGCTAAGTGGTATAGAGACAAGTGCAGATGTAACAGATGCTACTAATGTGACTGTTGCAGGTGCATTGATGGATAGTGAAGTCACTAACCTGGCACAAGTTAAAGCATTTGATACAACAGACTACGCTACAGCTGCTCAGGGAACACTGGCTGATAGTGCTACTCAACCAGCTACCACAGTAGCTAAGACATCCTCTACAGGCTCTGCTGTGATGCCTACAGGCACTACGGCACAGAGAGATGTCTCTCCTACAACAGGTAACTTAAGGTTCAATTCTACTGATACTTCTTTCGAGGGCTATGATGGATCTGCTTGGGGTGCTATTGGTGGAGGTGGAGGAGCTTCTGGTGGAGGTTCTGATGCTATCTTTTATGAGAACGGACAGAACGTAACCACTGACTACACTATTGTAGCTACTAATAATGCAATGAGTACAGGCCCGATAACTATTGATAGTGGTGTCACAGTTACCGTAAGTTCTGGCGCACGCTACGTTGTAATTTAAAAGGAATATTATGGCAGTTACACTAGATGGGACAACAGGTATTGGTAACGCTACATGGACTACAGCGGGTCGACCTGCGGCTCCAGTAGCTGGACAGCAAGGTTTTAATACAACTACTACACGTTGGGAAGCGTATAGTGGTACTCAATGGGTCACTACACCTTTTGTAGCTACAGGCGGTACGATTACAACCTCTGGTTTATATACTATCCACACCTTTACTACAAGCGGTACGTTCACACCAAACCAGAGCGGTACTGTTGATTATCTAGTTGTTGCTGGAGGAGGAGGTG